TTCCAAAGAGAAGACACATCTGATGACTTCAAACAAGTAGATACAATTTATGCTAAGTTTAGAACCGATGAGGGAAAACTTCTTTCATTCTCACTTGACATTCCAAAAATTGTTGACAAGAGATACTTCTTTCTCGGTGGAAATAAAAAGGTTTTGGTTAAGCAATTAGCACGTTTGCCTATCGTTAAAACTAAACCAGACCGCGTTGAAATTACAACAAACTATAATAAAATCACAATGGAAAGAACCAATGGCAAACTTTCTAGAAGAAACTCATATCTTTTAAAGATTCTTAAAGATGTGAAAAATAATCCAAACGTAACAATTAATTTTGGTTCAAATAATATCACAAACGCAAATTATAAGAACGACTTTGAATATGAGGAACTTGCTAGTGATTTGACTTCGATCATTACACCAAAATATGAAATCATGTTTAACAGAAAAGATCTAGAACAAGAGATTTCCATGTTAGCAGTTCCAGAAAACTTCTTTGATGAGACAATGACTCCAGTCGGAATCAATCGTTCCTCTGAGAGCATTCTTTATATTAAAGATACTGATCTCTATGAATTTATTCCTGGTGAAACTGAGAACAAAAATGAAAAGATTGCAGATAGCCTATTTGACTTTATCTACTCAACAATTTTAGGAAGAAAAGATGGCGGATCATTACCACAAATTGGCAAGAGCTTTATCTTTACGAAAATGAAAATTCTTGGTGAAACATATCCAATCTTTGTCGTTGTTGGCTTAATGAACGGTATTACTGATATCTTAAGAAGATATAAAGTTGATTACAAGTTACTCGATACAAAATTAAAGACTGATTCTAATCTTGTTGAGGTAAAATTTAAAGATAAATATTTATATTATCAAGATACAGTTAAAAATACACTCTTGTTAAACGTTCTCTATATGATGAATACTGAAGAATATGACTTTGCGGAATTTGACCTAGATAAGCCATATACTGACTTTTTCATTGAAAGACTAGACCAACCAATTTATATTAAGAATACACTACGAATCAATCTAAACGTTGCAATTGATCCAATTACAAGAGAAGTCTTAAAGGATCTAAAACTACCAACTGATATTATCGATTTGCTATTAATGGGAAATACAATGTTGACAAGCAATTCATATCGTCCACAAAATGATATTAGAAACTTCCGTATTCGTGGAAACGAAATTGTTTTTGCAATGATGTATCAGATCTTAGCAGATGCATACGTTAAATACCAAAGAAGTAAACTAAACGGTAGGAACATAGAAACTCTTGACATTCCACGAAATATCTTGGTAAGTAGATTATTACAAGAACCAAACGTAAATGACCATTCAACATTGAATCCGGTAAACGCTACTGCCGGAGTAAAACTCTTTTAATTGCTGGAAACTCTGACCGTTAAAGACGAAGACAATCAGCAGCCAAGCCTAGAAATAGGAAGGTTCAACGACTATCGAAAACACATCGAAAGATGGAAGTGAGTAGAGTAGGACTAAGTAAGTCCCAAATGGAGAGCACCGAAAGGTGAAGATATAGTCTCATCTGCATAGAAATATGCAGCAGCGAAAGCGGGTTAAGATTAACGAACTTAATCGAAGATAATGGTTAGAAATGGAAAATATTGCATCAATAAGTGCAAAAGGATTTAGAGGTATAAATCTCGGTGATGCATACACTCTAGAACTTCGTGCATATGATGAATCAATGGTTGGTATCATTGCTGGTAATGCTACACCGTTCGGACCAAACTCCGGCGTCACTCGTGGCTTAACCTATAATCCAATTGTCTCATCAGTTCGTGGATATATTAATGATATTGAAAATAGAAGCAGACTAGAACCAACAAATGTTCTGTCTCCAACTGAAATGCTTTCAAGCTTCACATCTACACAAGCAGACCCACCAAGACAAGCGATGCAAGTCTCTTAACACACTGGGAGACTTTAAAAATCTCGTGAATTGCGGGAAACTCCTTAGAGCTTAAACTACTAACTCAACCTGTTAATTGCAGGCCATATATAGTAAAAAGGTTTAAGATTGGACAATCCGCAGCTAAATCTAATATATAAGAAAATAAATAAGGGAAAATTAAAATTTAAATAAGGAGGTGAAACTATGCCAACAAAAAGAACTTATAATGATGTTATAGATGATATTCATAAATCAGGAAACAATGAATACAAAGTTATAACGGAAGAAAAAAATTATAAGAACATTCGGACGAAAATAGAAATATTACATATTAATTGTAATAATAAATATTATGTCACTCCAGATCATTTTTTAAATAGTAAAAATAGATGTCCTCTTTGTTCAGAGTATAGACATCTTCTAAAAACAACAGACATTTTCAAAAAAGAAGTTTTTGATATCGTTGGAAATGAGTATGAAGTTCTTTCAGAGTATAAAAATAGCAAAGAGAAAATCAAAATGAAACATAATAAATGTGGAAATGAATATTATGTCCTTCCAGGCCATTTTTTAAATACTGGAACTAGATGTCCTAATTGCTACGAATCTCGAGAAGAAAGAAAAATAAAAGAACTTCTACTTAAAAATAGTGTAACTTTTTCAAGAGAATATACATTTAAAGATCTATGGAATAAGAATTTCACTACAATATTAGAATTTGACTTTGCGGTATTCGATCAAGAGAATAAATTAAAATTTCTTATTGAATATGACGGAGAAGCTCATTTTATTCCAACATTTCCATTAAATGGTACTCAAGAAGAAAAAGAAAAAACTCTACTAATTCAACAAGAAAATGATACTAGAAAAAATGAATATTGCCTAAGAAATAATATAAATCTTATTAGAATCCCTTATACTAATAAGAAAAATATAAGTAACATAATTAAAGATATATTAGAAAAGTTCAACGACTAGGTGCCCTAAAAACGTAGGGACAGCGCGAGACACCTCTATAAAAGGTGATGATATAGTCTGGTCTTATATGAAAATATAAGCTGTCTATAAAGACGGGTATAAATTAACGACTTATACTGAACAAAACTGCAGACAAAACACACAATGCCAGTAGTTAAGACTCACAAACAACTCATTGGTTCTGGTGTAAACAAGACAATGGCATTTATGATTTCAGATGACTTTGTGTTCAAAGCAAAAGAAGATGGAATTGTTGAATTGATGGATCTTACAAATCAACTTGCAATTCTCAAGTATGACAATGGAACAAAAAATGCAATTGACCTTTCAGAAGTATTTGTTAAGAACTCAAACTCGGGATTCTATATCAAACAAAAATTCCTAGTCACTGTGAAACAAGGTGACAAATTCAAAAAGAATGATGCTCTTGCATATAACCCATCATTCTTTACTGGAAAGGGTAAAGATATCGATTACAAACCAGGAACTTTAACTAAGATTGCAATTTCTCCAATGGACCTTTCTTACGAAGACTCGACTGTAATTTCAGAGACACTTTCTGAAAAAGCAGCATCATATGTTACAATGCTAAAACAAGTGGCTTTAGGACCAAACACAATTGTTCATAAGATTGCCGAAGTCGGACAAACAATTAAAATTGGCGATACTTTACTTGACTTCACAACAAGTTTTGAGGATCCGAGCACTAGTGACTTCCTAGCAGACCTTGCGAAGAGTTTGGGATCAGATGTTGCTGAAGCAGTTGGTAATGAAAAGATTACAAGTAAATATACTGGAACTGTTGCTAATATTAGAATCTATTACAATAGACCTCTTGAAGAATTAAGTGAATCACTGCAACATATTGTTAAGAAATACAAAGCTAAAGTTCAAAAGAGAAAAGCAGTTCTCGGAGACATTAAATCAAGTAACTTAAGAATTCCGCCAACTGAGCAGCAAACTAGCGAAAAAGTTGGTACTGAAGAATATGATGGTGTTTTAGTAGAATTTTATACAGAATATTATAATAGAATGAGCGCTGGAGATAAACTTACATACTCAACTGCTCTTAAAGGTGTTATCTCAAAAGTACTTGCACCTGAAGAATCACCATTAACTGAATACCGTGAAGAAGAAGTTATTGAAGCTATCCTAACTCCAACTGGTATCATCTCGCGTATGACCGCGGACGTATACTCAATGTTATATGGAAATAAAGTAATGGTTGAGCTTGGTAAACAAATAAAAGAAATAATGGAAGACAAAAGATAAAGCTTATGCTTTATCTTTTTTTTTGTAATCTAATATCTTTCGTTTATATATTATAAATATGTAATAAAAGAAAGGAGTGCACACTAACTATGGCACATCAAAAATCTTTAAGAAAATCTTTAAGAGAGCAAAAACGTGATATCTGGTATCGCTTCAACACTGGGGAGATGGATGAAAATCCAAGAGTGAAGGAAGCCAAAAAATTCAGAAAAAACACGGCCGATGACGAAGCCCGCGAAAAATTTGCGCCTCGTTTCGACAATCGCTCTACTTCGAAGAAGAAATAAAGACCAGCCAAATGGCTAGTCTTTTTTTTTATTCGGGTAAATTTACCTTGAGAACATAATTCTTAAGTTTATTTTCATCTCCAACATTGCTTTGTCTTAGCCCATGTTCTTTCATCTTTGCAATGATAGCATGTGCTAATTTGGATTCATCTTTTGGAGAAACCCAATTAAAGAATTTGATTGCTGCTAAGACGTGTTTCTTATCATAAAGCGGAAACTTCTTTAACTCAGGTAAACCATATTGTGGATCTTCTGGCATTGATTCTTCTCTTAGAATTTCAAGATAAGCATTATATGATTCTTTAAGATCAGCTTTTGCTTTTTCTTCCATTTTATCTAGACGATCATAATAATCTGGGAATTCAACTAAGTGATCCTTTGCGATTTCAGCAGCTCTTTTTTCGTCTCCATCAACATGCTCTGTTTCAACTTTGATTCCTTTTTCAATTTGCTTTTGAATTTGTTCAACTGAAACTTTATGAAGCGCGGCAATACTTTCTACAGTATGATTATCTGCTTTTCCACCTTTGATTAGGTCATTAATTTCTTCTAAAATAGATTCAATTTGAAATTCTTGTTCTTGTAAGGATTTTAGATCTTTTTTATCAAGCTCTCTTACTTTTTGAACTTGGATTTGTTCTTGCAATTTCTTAAACATCATTTTCATCTTCCTCCTTTTTATTCTTTCTATATTCGATATTATAATTTACAATTCTCTTTTTGAGTTTGTCATTATTATATTGTTGTGCATCATCTGAATCATTATACGCTTCCATCATTGTAATTCTATCTAGTTTGTCGTGTTCAATAAAGGCTTTGTATTTATTGATAAATTCTTTGTAGTTTCCGTTTACTTTATTGATCGGAACTATGATAGCATTATTGTGAGCCATTTGATGGAGAGTCTCCGTAAGTGGTACTAATCCGACATTATTTCTGAAGTGTTCTAATACTACTTCTTCAGCAATATTAAAGCAAGATACGGTTTCAGATTTAGCTTTATGAACCATTGATTTTGCAATTGTTTCTGTAATATCAAAGAGAGTCAACGGGAAATGGTGAAACTCCAGTGTGACTGGTGTAGTCTTCACATCAATACTTGGTAGCAAAGCACATTTAGTTAAATCTAATTCATCTTTTAAATACTGAACATATGATCTGTATTCAAATGAATTTCTAATTTCTTTTTCAATATAACTTACTAGCTTCATATCAATATCTTCAGTGCTATCAATCTCAGCTACTGACATATCAAAATCACTAACTGACATATTGAGTTCTATTTTGTCTTCATTATTTACGACATCCTGAACATTCTTTTCTTCGTCAATAGTTTTCATAATATCACCTCTTGTATATTCATATAATTAATTGTTTCCATTTATTCACTTAGTTCTTAAAATTTAAAAGAATAGATGCCCCTCAACATATATTTATATGAGAACATATTAAGAAAGGAGAACAAAATGGCAAAATACAGAGATTGGATGTTCCAACAAAGCAATTTTATTAAGGCATCTGAATATACAGATGTTGATGCAATCATTCTGAATATTCGTAATATTCTTTTATCAAGAAAGGGGAATTATCCAAATACTCCTTCTTTTGGTATGAACATTGAAAAATATCAATTTGACCTTCTCGATCAGACTCAGATTGATATTATCAAATCAGAACTTTCTCAACAAATTGCGAGATATATTCCAGATATTAGCGGAGTATATATCAATGTCGAGATTGTAAGTGACGAAACTGGAATTATTAATGAAGGAAGAAATATGCTTGGTATAAGCGTTTCCTCAAAATTAAACTCTCAGTCAATAAATAGCAATTTCTTACTTTATGAAAAAAGTGGAGAGCTTACTATATTAAATGAAACACATTAGGTTAGAAGATGAAGACAAAGAGAAATTATTTAACAACTACTGAAATAATTAATAGATCAAACAATGGAGAATTCCTTGGAGGAGCTCCGCTTGATATCGGTATAATTCCAAATTATATGGGTATAAATCTATGCAGTGTTGATGGAGTTGAGTGGATCGAATATGAAGACGGACAATTAGTGTCAGTAGAAATAAAGTTTAAGAAACCAAGTTTAAAACAAGAATAAAGGAGAGAAGAAAAATGGAAAATAAGAAACCACTACCTGGTCAGACAATGTATCTAAAACCAGGCGAAAGTTTTGGTGATGTTAAGACATTATCAACACTTGAAGCAGAAATGCTAAAAAATATGCCAGCACCAATTCCAGTTGCAATTAACTCAAAGGGGGAAGTAATCCCTGAACCACAAGTTGTTGAACCAAAACCTGCGGCAGTAGTAAAAGAGGAAGTAAAAGTTGAAGAAGTTGTAATAGCGCCAGCAGCTGAGATTAAAGAAGAAGCAGTTGCCAAAACAACTCTAAGTTTAGCTAAAAAGATGCTTCAAAAAAATAAAGAAGAAAAAGAAGCAATTGGTCCCGCTATTCCAATGGCAGATCTAGATCTTCCAAAACTTGAAGAAGAAGTTGAAGTTGATCTATTTAGCGATCTAGACGAAATTGAAGAAAGAATTGCTAAGCAGGAACAAGAACCTATTGAAGAAGAAAAGCCAAGGAGCAAGGCAAAAGTTGTTGATCTCAATAAAATCAAGGTTATTAATAAAAATGAACTTGATAAAGAAAGAGATCTAAGAAGTGCTTTATATGGAAATAAAGCCGCTTTCCAAATTGTGGCAGCACAGTCTGGTTATATGGCAAAAGTTCTTCCGTTAGTTCACAAAGACATTATGGATATCCTGAGAGAAAATCTTAATATCTATGAAAGACAAAAAAGCTTGTTTTATACTGTTTGGGAAAAGATTTATGATACCTCAATTGGCAAAATGAATTTTGAAAACTGGCTACAAAATACCTCTGTTGAAGACATGGAAACATTCTACTATGGTATTTATGCGTCAACATTCCCAAATGAAGGTTCATTCAGATTTACTTGCCCGGCTTGTGAAGCTGAAAGAGATTACAAAGTAAATCATGGAAACTTAATCAAAACAACCGATAGTGAACATATGAAAAAGCTAATCGATAAAGTTTCTAGAGAAGCAAGTTCTGCTGAAAAGATGAGAGAATTCTCGCTAATTGGTAAAAATCAAGCGATTCAACTTTCACAAACAAACATTATTGTTGAATTAAGAACACCAAGTTTAATGGATCTTCTTGAAATCTTGAAGACAGTCCCTGAAAAGACTATTGACAAAGATAGCAAGAATATCGTATATATGCTTTATGTGAACAGACTTTTAATTCCATCTAAGGATGGAAGTACATATTTCGAAGAATATAAAAAGCCAGCAATCTTAAGGGTAATTGACACTCTTCCAATTGACGATGCCAATGAATTTAAAGATGCTGTGGATGAAAGAATTGACGAAAATAGAATTACCTACTCAATTAAAAATATCAAATGCTCTGAATGCGGACATGAAGTTAATGAAGTCCCTCTTTCAGTTGAAAACATACTTTTTACACTAATCTTCGAGAAAGCCCAATACTAAAAGAGACAGATACAAAAGAGGAATTAAATGCCAAGTTAAAAAAAATCGAAGAGAATTTCTTTAAACTTGAAGCTGTAAAAGATGAAAAGGCTATGGAGATAGTTTATCTTATGGATTTATTTGAAGGTAAACTATCTCTTAGCGAAGTTTTAAATACAGAAATTCCACTTTTGACTCATCTAAAGAAAGCGAAAATTAAATTAAATGAAGACATCAGAAACAACAGAAAATAAAGGAGGTATGATACTATGTTAATTAAAGCCTGCGCTAACGTGACAAAGATCTCAGATGATGAAGTACTGAACGCCCAAAATTATATAGAAGGGATCGGGTATATTTCAAATCTTTATGATTTTTTAAACGTACTTAAGACAGTAGTTCCAGTTAACAAGGTATCATTTCTTCCCTCATTTAAGGGTAAATTTATTGTAGAAAAATTGGGTATTGCTGCTAACGGCAAAGAGAACGAGATGAAAATTTTTAAGGTAAAATCTCATCTGTTTCTCGAAGATATAATTATTGAAAATTTAAAAAGAGAAATGTCAAAGATTTGTCAGGAGATTTATCAGGAAGAGGATATACTGACGTTTATATTACCGTAGAGGAGAGATATTATGAAAGCGGAAATAAAGAAACATCTCAAGAAAGAGATAAAGAAACATTTCAAACAGAAAGAAAAAAGACAAAGAGAAGAAAAAAGACAAAGAGAATATAAAGGCGAATTCTATGGTTCCAAGAACCACAAGAATACAATTATAGAACTGAAGCAGAGAATTAAATTTCTAGAAAAAAGATTATTCGAGTCTAAGGAAGACGCAACATTAAGATATCTTTTTTATAATGATTTCTCAAATGAATATAAAAGTATGAATAGAGTTCCATTAGAAAAGACCTTTGTTCGAGTTAATAATGCAATCTTAATAACTAAAAAAGCACTAGATAAAGATTTCAAGAACCTATTTAGCAGAAACACTAATACTGGTATGTTTATTACAAAAATTGCTAATAGAATTTTATTCTTGGTTGACTACTCAGACGAGACAATTAAGCAACAAATTTTGATGGTAAAGAAAGACCTTGAGCTTCGTCCTGATGAAATGGGTTTTGCACTGACAAAAGGAGCATTCAAGCATGAAACTAAGAGAAAAAAGTAATATAGATATCTGTAAAGAAAATAGTGTCGACTCACTAATTATGGCAAATGTCGTCGAAGAGAAGAATACAAAAGCAAAAATTAGAGCAACCTTACAAATTATCTCAAAAATTTTATGCGGAACACTCGGACCATATGGAACGACAACAATTATCCAAGATAGAGAAATGAAACACTTTGCAACAAAAGACGGATATGACTTAATGAATAAAATTAATTTCAATGATGAAGCATCGAGAACTATCCTTGATTTAGTTCGTCAAGTTGCAAGTAATCAAGTGATGACCGTTGGTGATGGATCAACCTCGGCAATTGTTGTTGCTGAAGCACTTTATAGCACATTGACTGCTCCAGAGTTAGAATTATTTAATAAAGTAGCGCCAAAGGATGTTCTAGATATTCTAAATGATATTTCAGTCTATCTTGAGGAAGAACTTAAAAAGGTAGCAAGACCAGTATCTAAAGATCTTCATGAAGTCGAAACAGTTGCTATGATCTCGACAAATAATGATAGACAAACTGGTAAATTGATCAAAGAGATCTACGAAAAAATTGGTGAGTTTGGTTTCGTTTCAACAGACATTATGGATAAAAAAGAAAAAGACAGTTATGAAATTAAACGTGGTCTTGAATGGCGTGATGGTTATATTGAAGACTATTTTGCTGAGGGCTATGAAAATAAAAAAATAATTCATGATCAAGAACCAAGAATCTTTATTACTGACGCTTTCTTAACATATAATGATATCCCTGCAATTATCGCCCCAATTATTGGAGAAGTTTGTGGAACTCAAAAAGCCGAGTTAGTATTCGTTGCAAACGGATATGACGAAGATGTTAAAACATTCTTAAAGACTAATAGACTAAAACATAAGAGTATCAAGAAAGATCCTGAGATTGTCTTTACTGCTGTTGATATGGAACTAGTCACTGAAACTGGAAGATATGACATAGAAGATCTAGCACTCTTAGTTGGTGCCGAAGTATTCAAGAAGTTAGAGAATAAGCCAGCTGAAATTATGCAGAATCCAGCAAGATTTATTGGCAGAGCTCAGAAGGCGTTCATTACTAAGAAAACAACACAGATTATTGGTAAGGAAGAAAAGAATGAAAAAGTAGAAGCCAAAGTTGTAGAGCTTAGAGCTAAACTACAAGAAAAGTTACAAATTGAAGAACCAAATATGGATTTGCAATTTGATATCTACCAATTAAAGAGAAGAATTTCAACACTAACTGACTCAACTGCAGTAATTCACGTTGCCGGCAAATCATTGACTGAAAGAATGACTCGCGAAAGATTATTTGAAGATGCAATTCTTGCAGCAAAATCAGCTATTAAACACGGTATTATCCCTGGTGGTAATATTATGGTTCCAAAAATTCTCAATGAAAAAGATGAAGAGTTAGTTGGAATATTATCTGAAAAGTATTCCTATATCCCAGTAGAAAATATTGGTCAATTCTTTATGGAATTTATCTGGATTTTCTCTGATGCATTTTTGGAAAGTTATAAAAATGTTCTGAATAACAGTTATTTTAATGAAGAACAAGTTGAAGAAGTCGTGGGAACTTGTATCAAAGAATCCAAATTCTATAATCTAAAATTGCACAAATACGAGAATATGGGCGAGACAGAAGTTATAAACTCTGTTGATACTGATATTCAAATTCTAAGAAGTGTCATCTCAATTATTGGTATTATTGCAACATCTAATCAAATGATTACACTAAATCTTAATATTACTGATCAAATCGATCAAAGAGTAAGATAAAGAAAAATAACAAACTCATACCCGAGTTTGTTATTTATTATTATAAATTTTTATCTAGAATATTTTTTATATTCTTCTGGTCCCAATATGCTATTCTAATCAGTTTTATATTTTTGTCCTTACAATATTTATTCTTTAACTGGTCTCTGTATTGTTGTTTCTCTAGATAATCTTGACCCTTTAAAGGAATATAATGATACTCTCCGTCATATTCTATTAACGTATTTATTTTTTCTAGATAAAAATCAAATCTTAAAAAACTCTTATCTTTTAGATCTGGAAAGGTTTTTTCAGGTATATAAGATAGATTATGTTCTTGAAGATATTTTCTTATAATATCTTCTCCATGAGAACTCCAACAAAGTGGACATCTTCTACCCTTTAGAAAATTTGTAGGCAATACATCATATTCATGGTGACAAATATTATGACGGATTTTAATCTTAGTTTTTACATTTTTATAGTCACTTATTAGAATATAGTCATTGCCGACCAAGTCTTTAATTTGATTTTTAAATTCTTCAGATGTTTTTTGTTTATTACTATTTTTACTAATACAAAAAGGACATAGTTTCTGTCCTTTTAAAAAATTGCCTGGTATTATTTCATACTCATTTCCACAATTTTTATGTTTTATTTTTACTTTTTCTAGATAGTTATGGTATTCTGATAAGACTTCATATTCATTATTGTAAAGTTTATTTATTTCTTCTTGAAAGATTTTCTTCCCTTTTTTCAATTTACTTTTTTTACTTTTTAAAGAACATATTGGACAATTTTTGCCAGATAATAAATCATTTGGTCTAATTAGTATTTCATTTCCACAAGTATGTTTAACTTTTATTTTTGTTGTGGTATTCTTATATAACTCGAGAGGAACATACTCGCTTCCTCTTCTTTCAGATAATTTTTCTAAAAACTCATTATTTGTTAAACTTCTTCCCATTTTAGCAGACCCCCTATAAATTATTGTTTTCCCTTCGAAAGCTAAAAAGATAAAATATATAGAACAATAATTTATAGAAATTCCTAAGAAAGTGAGGTGGTATGGGATATGGTACTTCCTGTAAAGAAAAAAAATGCTATAAAAATAAGCATAAGACAATACATCGATAATCCATATCGATGACGAGGATCTGCGTTCCTGGCATCTCGTAAGGTAATTAAAGCAGGTCTGAATTCAGCATTTATTAAGATTCTAAACTCATACAGAAATCAATTCTATGCAGTTCCATATGTCTACTCAAATGGAGATCTTTTGTTTCATGTGAGAGTTCCTTCGGAAGATTTCCGATCAAATAAACTTTTCTATGATGTTTTATTTAGAATTGACAACGATCCAACACAAAGATACTCTACTAGAAATACCAGAATGTTTTCAAACTCACCTTCATTCATTTTCACATACGCATATGTTTATTATCATGACGATTTGATAATTGACGAGTTTGCAGAGAAACTTCCAATGACTGCCTTAACTACGCCGCCGACTACTAGAAACCCAGTTGAAGCACTTGGATATGAAAAGTCAACATATATTGCAGCAAGATATCTTCTAGATGGATTTTGTTTAACTGATAACTACATCAATAAGTTTGGGAAGAAGATGAATGCACTTGAGGAAAGAAATCTTCTTTATCAAATAGCAGATCCAGATAAGATTGTTCAGATTTATGCTCTTGCAAAGCATGAAAAAGCTAAAGCTCCAAAAGTCATTGACAACGATCGAGACACTAGAAGGCAAAAAATGCGCCAAGAATTTATTGAAAATGCTAAGAAAAATAGACCGAAACCTGTTGGAAATATCTTAACAAGAAAAGCTCCTCGTGCTAAAATTAGTGCAAGAAGAGCAAAGCGCAGTTTAATGAATGATTAAAAGAAAAAATTTTTTATTAAAAGATTAAAAATGTAATAAATATATATTATAAAAATGAAAGAAAGTCTGAACTTTCTTTCATTAATTTTCTGAGGAGGTATTTTATGACTAATAAAATCCAAATCGAAGCTGGCAGTGAGTTTAATTTCTTCTCAACTAACGGCGGGAACAACTTTGGGGTTGCATTTGATAGAATCTTTGGGCAAGAATTATTAGATGTCTACAACTTATTTGAAATGAATTCAAAGAGAAATTTCAAGAACCTTGTACCTATGATTATAGAAACATATGAAGAATTGTTTCTAGATGAAGGCGAAAAGTTCAACGATGACCTCGCAATTATTTTCTACGACATGATCAATGTTAAATCAAAACTTATGATTAATGAGGCGACAACATATGATGTCTTTATCACGATGGTCGATTCAATTACCGACTCTCATGATAAGCTCTTAATCAAGACCATTGATAAATATGTCGAGGATCATTATGCACTGAATTTAGATAAAATTACCCAAGAAACAAAAGACAAAAAGAAAAAGATTAACGAAGAATTACAATTCTCCGATAAACACGCAAAAGCTCTGATTAAGATTGCCTATCTTTACAGAATTATGATCCCAATCATCTCGGTTTATTTTACCTACAATAAATCGCTGTTTGCGAAAACACAGGAAGAACTTGATAGCGATGAGTTCGAAGATTTTCAATTTGAAGAAATCAATGCAAATATTTTCTCATATTTGTTCGAGAAGTTTGCAAAGAATGCCGCGGCAATTAGAAACAAACTCTATAAACTAACTCTTAGTCGTGTTAGCAAGACTGTTTATTCTGATAAAAGATTCTGGGCGGTTGCAAAGAATCAAGGCATCACAAAAGATACTGAGACACTTGAAATTTACAAAAAGCTCTTGACTAATGCAATCCCTAAACTGGCGATTGACAAAGACAAGAATGTTGTAAGCTTCTTCCAATCAGTAATTATTAATCAGATTGACTTCTTGTTTCAGAACAAATTTAAACACAAATTCACAACACTCGGCGGAGGAAGCTCAGAAAAGTATTCTGACGATGATGAAGAAACATCTGAATACGAACGTCTTGAAATCCAGATGCTCAGAAAAGATGAAGGTCTTTATATGACTCGCAAACTAAGCATTAAGCAAACACTCAAGGAAATACCAGTTCACTTTGGAGTTAAAGTCTCTGATGATGAAATTAGATCTGCAATAAAATATATTAGTAGACATGGCATTCAAGAGAAAATTGTCTCAATGCTTACTTTCAAATATTTCCAAGACAAGATGGCAATTAAGTTTTTAACATTCTATGAGTATGTCTATCTACTAATTGCAACAAAGAAATATTTAGAGAATCATAAGTTTGTTCTTTTGCCACAGATTTTAAGCGCACATTGTGAAAAACATAAAGAGCGTACGAACATTTCAGGTAAAAGAATTAGACCACTGATCCAAGACTCAAAGAAATACAAAGAACTATTTGCTGCAAAATACAATAACTTTTCTGAAGAAGTTGAAAAACCTCTCTCGGCAATTATTGCAACAACTTATAGCTCAGTATTTACAGATAATGCTGGCGAAGAATTATTTGATTCAACGGTTAAAGTTGGAAAAGTTGCAGACGAGTTAATCGATCTAGCATTCTTAATTTAAGAAATATATTTACTAAGAAGGAGTCTTCGGACTCTTTCTTTTTATATTAGGAGGAAAATATGGAGATTTTTGATATTCGTATAATAACACCGTCAAGATTTAATTACAAAATTATTAATGGAGAATATAAAAGAATCGATGTAACAAATCCCCCTCTTTTTTCTACATTAACTATTGAAATGGACATAACTTTTTTTAATATGCCTGAAGACTTGCAAGAATATTTGATGCTTAATTTTCATCTAATAGAAAGAGAAGTAAATGGTATTCTAGACACAATGTACAATCGTGGATTAACAAGTAAGACAGGAACAGAGGTTAAAAAAGTAGTTTTATTTGGCACAGAATATGTAGTCCAACATAATGGGCCATCATTTAGATCTAAGTTAAGACTAGCAGATATTAGTGTTAATGGGAAAATCGATGTTGCAGATATGTTTGAAAGACTACTTGAAAAAGCATATAGAGAAAAATTTAAGAGAGAATTTAAACTCTTTCTTAAATTAAGATAGGAGAAATTTTTATGGGATGGTCTCTTTACATATACGGAAGAGAAGAAAATAAACGAATTTTATTGGCTGAACTGGGAAGAAGTTCTGCAGCATATAGAATTCTAGATGAAGATGATTTTATCCTACAAGGAACATGGGATAAATATAAACAGATAGATATTAATAATATCGAGAGAATTGTAGATAATCTTGAGAAAGATATTCTAAAGTACCGATTGGATACTCCATATCCACTAACAAATCAGGATAGAGAACAAACTGAATGGTTTGAAGAATATAATGAACTTGTAGAAGCCTATGGATATCTGAAAGCAGTATTTCATATTTGCACAAGTTTTGTAGAATATGGTAAAACACAGGTTGCTGTTAATGAGCCGCTATATTATGATGAAAGGGAATTTAACAAGTCTGATAGAACTATTGAATTCTATGTAGGTTAAATTATGACAATTAACCCAATTTTATTCTGGTTTATGGCTGGATTTGGCAGTTTTGGTGCAGTATCATTTCTCTTAGCTTTCTTCTTTCATAAGAATCACGTTGCAAGAGAAATGTTTGATACAATTGAAGATTGGTCTGATGATTTCCTAGATTGGCTTTGGGAAACAGTCCAATTTATTTTTATGATCATATTAATTGCTCCAGCATATGTTTATACAAATTTTCTATTGACTAAGAAAGTAAAATTAACAATGATATCTAAGTATGGTGATTTTGCATATCTTATTCAAAAGAGGATTGTAAAAACACTTTCTGATGATGAAATTGTTGAGTATCAAAATGTATTAGACGGACATGAAATTTATTCTAAGATTGGTAGAATTAATTTTGAACTAATGGATAGAATAAATACAAATAAGGAATACTGGAAAAGAGTTTCAAGAAATCCATCAAAAGAAATTATTGAGAGATTTCCAGATAGACTGGACTGGAATATCATTTTTGAAACAACAAAGTTAGAAAAAGAAATAATTGAAGAGTACTCTGACTTCGTTGATTGGAGATCTCTAGTTCATGATCAGTCAATCACTGAAGATTTCTTTTTTGACTTTAATGATAAAATAGACATACAACAAATTAATATTAAGAGAAATCGATGGCTTAAAAAAGGCAGAAGATCTCATAAATTAGAGACATACCTTAAACTACAAGGTATAGATATTTGAGGTGATTAAATGGATACAGAAGATATTAGAAAGTTGATTTTAACAAGTAAGAAACCTTCATATCAAACAACAAATCATAAAGAAGTAAGAGTCCGTTGTCCATACTGCGGAGATAGCAAAAAAGATAAGACTCATGCTCATATGTACATCGAGATGACTCCGCCTTTTAAGTTCTACTGCCAAAAGTGTACAACTGCTGGAGTTCTAAACACTCAGACTCTTCGAGATTTAGGTATCTTTAATTCTGATTTGAGCTCATCTATCATAGAAGCAAATAAGTCAATCAAGACATCTACAAATCAAAAGACAGTAATAAATAGAAGAAATCCAGTATTGAATAGAATTGAGAGCGCGTCGTCAGTGAATGCAGTCAATTATTTTAATGCTAGATTTGGTACAAGTTTTACAAATGAAGAAATTGTCGATAAATTTAAAGCAATCACAAATGCTGCGCAATTCTTTGCTGATAATTATATTCGAGTCCCGCTGGACGTTTACAATAGACCTCAATATGATTTTATTAATGCAATTGGATTTTTGTCTTCTGATGGAACTCATGTAATCTTTAGAGATATCACTGGACAACAAAAGAAAAGATATTTCAATCTAGATCTGTCTGGCGGGGAACTAACAACAAGCAGTAAATTATATAATATTAAATCTGCTGTTGATATCCTTAGTGATGAAATTACTTTAGTAATGACTGAAGGTATCTTCGACATTATTGGAGTTTATCAAAACTTCTATAAAGATAAAGTAGATGAAACTAAGTATATCTTTGCTGCCGCAGCCGGAAAAGGCTATAATGCAGTAATTTCTCATTATATCAGAATGGGATTTTTAAATTTAAACGTAATTATCTATTCAGATAACGACGTGGATACTTATTTCTTTAAGGAAATGAAGCAAGATTCTGTTTATTTAAAAAATAGTCCTCTAACAATCTATTATAATACTCTTGACAAAGATTTCGGTGTTCCTGCTGATAGAATTAAGGTCAAACGAGTAATAATCTAGAGGTGAAAAGTATGTTTGGAAAAAAGAAAGAAACTAAAAAAGAGGAAACTCTGCAAGTAAAATCTGAAGAAAATTATATGAATTGGGAGCAAGATCTGGGCTTCCTGAATTTATTAATGACTAGAAAAAAGAATATTATTAAAAACTATTTCATTGCCATTTTCAAAACTCAATTAGTCAAGGATACTGATTTTATTAGAGATGAAGATTTGGAAGAGGTAATATCAGCTAGTATATACGAAGTTTTCAATGAGATATCCTCAACATATAGAGCATATCTTACAACGAAATACTTCGGATCAGAAGAAGAATTATTGAGATTTATCACTGAAGATTTCTATGTAGAATTAACTGCAGCTGCAATAAATCAAAATAATGAAAAAGTAAGATTGGCAACTCTCAAAAAGAAAGTTGAAAGCTTACAACAGTTTAGAAGAACAGATACCGAAAAGGAAAATGAGTAATCATTTTCCTTTTTATTTTAGGGAGGTAAATTATGGGAAGACATATCAAATATCCAGATTATATCGAAAGAGATCTAGATTTATTTTAACTGTAAATTATCTAATTTTAGATATATATTATAATATTAGAGAAAAAGAGAGAATTAAACTCTCACGGAGGAAAAAATAATGAGTAAAGTCGAAATCGAAAACAAAATTGATGCTTTGAGAAATGAATCTATGGACCTGTATAACAGAAGTCAATGGATGTCAACTTCTCAACTCGATGCTGTTGACACAAGACAAAATCAAATTCAGGAAGAAATTTCTGAATTAGAAAAGAAATTGGAAGTTTTGGAGTAATTCAAGGAGCCTTCCGCTTCTTTTTTTTTTGTATTTAAGAATCCCTATTTGAACAATAAATTATATGAAAAAGGAAGGGAGATGATTAAAGTGATTATATATCCAGCAGAGAATGAAATCAAACTTGTGCAATCTATTGCATCTGCATCTACTTTAATTAGCTCAATAACTGGCGAAATTAGAGAACATATTACATCAAAATTTCCAAGAGGTTTCTTTAAATCAGTCTATATTGACACGGCCGAAACAGTTCAAGCACAAAACAGAAATAATAAGCATAATACGAATTTGAATAAAATTCAATTTCCGAACATGGCAATTTCTCCAAGTATTAGTCTAGATGATCCAATCGGCGGGATGGAAAAGTCAATGCATCTTTCTAGTCCAAATTTATATCTTAGAAAAGATATGAGACGAAACTATAAGAAACTTGTAATTGACCCAGATAATAAATATTCAATTTATTATACAAATGATTATATCACAACAAATTTCAATTTCAGAATTACTGTAAATAAATTCGTTCAGAACATGGATTTGGCATATTATATTAAATCAAGATTCCAAGTTGGTATGTTCCAATTCTTAAATGACAGATATCTTAATACAGAGATACCAAAATCATATGTAAAAATTATAGCTGAGATTCTCGGTTTAGATGTTAATAATACATCTGATATGGATAAATTAAGACTTTATCTAATCTCTATTGGAACAAATGAGCAGATGATCTTAAAGAAAATTAATGCCCTTACTGGTAAGGATTGCTTCTTCGTAAATGAAAAAGAAAATTTCCTTATTAATGTTCTTGATCTTGATGCACCATCTTCAATCATAAGAGAAGGCATGTCTGAAGGCGAGTATACAATCAATTTTAGAGTTCAGGTTTCAGCTTGGCTTCCAAACTCATTTATTATGTCAATCAATCTTGATAAATTCATAACACTTACTCAAGATACAATTTATAGCTTACAAAGTACCGCTCCAGAGCAAGATGAAGGTTTCTACTCAATTGCAATTGAGAACATTAAATTAAATCGAAAATCGGCAATTTATTTTGAGATTAGCAGTGGGGAACAAGTAATCGGACAAGAAGTTTTCCACAGTATTTTCACATATAACATTGACCAACCAATTAAAGATATTTATATGTGGCAATATCTGAAGTCAGACTTTCTAAAAGTCCATGCTTATATGATTGATCACAATATTGAAGTTCAAGATCTAATGATTGTGAAAATGTTCAATAGAAACGGAGAATTATTCTCACCAAATGTTGAAATTGATTATGACAATCTTACAGTCGTTGTAAATGATTCACAAGGACAGGATTTCACTTTAGCAATCTACGTAAACAGAGCATTGTTTGAATCTATCTTGAAAGCAATTTCGTTAGACAGATTCTATTTTAGTGATAATGCCCTTGCAACAATGAGTATTAACCACTATGTCGAGGAATTAGTAGAGGGAGTTCCTACTCTAGTTCAAAGAGATTTTACAGTTCCTATCTACTCTTTTAGCAGTGAACAAGATCTTTATAGTAAAGCATCTATGATTCTTGGAATTCTGAGAACAAATGTCTTAAGAGTATACACTGCATATGGCCCTGGCTTTATCGGCCTAGTCGACGAGGGTGACCTAAATGCATCAGATTATAAAATTTGTATTGGAACAACTGATGAGAATGAACCAATAATTAAATGTCTAGAAAAAATATAAAAATATAAGGAGGAAGTAAAAATGTTAGAAAATCTACAATTATTATGGAAAGAATTATTCGAGCTTAGTTTAATGGAGATGACCGCATCACATCTTATTCTTTTAACAATTATTTTAGTAGGAGGCTTTACAGCTTTGAAAGTAATTGGTAAGCGTCTAAAAGAAGGTAGTTCTACAATCTTTGCCTCTGCGAAAAAACTTACAAAAGGTCTATCTGCAAAAGAGAGAGCAAGTCATTTCACATGTTCAAAATGTGGAAGAACATTAGACAAGTGTGTATGTCCATCAAACAAAGATCTCTCATTTAGCAAGAGAATCAAGAAATACAAACTTGAACAAAAAGCTAGAAAAATCTTAAATAAGCAATAAAGAAGAAAATATAAAATGGCTATCCATTTTATATTTTTTAATGAGAAAATCAATCGGAAACAATACTTTATATGGAAGGTGGTGCTAATATGGCTGAATCTATTTACGATAAACTAAGAAGAACGATGACCGAAAATTTAGCAAGTCTATCGAGAACATCAAGCGATGCTCAGACACTATTTACTGAAACGAATAATAGAGATGCTATAGAATTAAGAAGTTTATTTGAGCAGATGATTACTGACAGAGACGCTTTATTCGCTGAATTTGATTCATTGATCGAAAGTAAAAATAAAATATACCAAACGATGTTAAGCATCTATTTTGCGCTTATATATTTTTCTGAAATTAAGAAAAATATTACCAGTTTTAATATGATCCTAGAGTTATTTAATATCTATAATTCATCAGAATTTGCAGAGAAGATATATTCTTTCCTGCAATATGTTTATAACGAGAACTTCTCAGATACTCAAACAGAGGATTATCAAACTTACTTCAGATCACGATATGACTCTATAAAGAGCATCTTCTATCCAGATAGAGAAGTTGTTTTAGAATCTCCAGCAAATACAATTAGTATTTATTATACATACATATCTAAAACAGAGAAAGTTGATCCTGCAATTGGCGATAGATTTCTCGATTTAACTACCGGAAGTGAAAAGGTGTACACGGCAATAACTGCTGGAACCTGGATTGACGCTACTGATAAAGAAGTGGGAATATACTCTTCCATAGACTCTAATCCAGACTCTATCCCCGAGCTTGGGGATTTAGCTTTTGATATCTCTAGAAATATTCTTTATGAAGCAACTACTAACGGAACTTGGCTG